CATTAAAACCGACTTATTGAACAGGTAGTGCTATGCACTCTTTCTTGTTGTTCTTTGCAGGCCTGATGTGTCTGTGCGCTGTCATTACCATTCTTTCGCTGGCCATCGATAACAACCTGACGCCCGTCGGTAAGACGTTTTCCAGCGGGTTTGTCGGTTGTTGTGCGGTCATTCTGGTGTTGCTGGTGGTGCGGGCTGATCCGGTGACGGTCGCCGCGATGTCGGGTGTCGCGATGGTGCAGCACTTTGAAAGCAGCCAGGAGCATGAGCCGGATTCGGTAGCGCTGCCGACTGAAACGGCCTATGCGGCGCGGCCGGCCAGTGCTGCTCCTGTCGCGACAGCCGCGCCGGTCATGGCCGCACCGTCTCAGTCGTCCGACTCCACCAAGGACATGCTGTTGGGTGGCGCGCTGGGTTACATGCTGGGCTCGTCGGGTCGCCAGTCGGCGGCGCCGGCTGTGCAGTCCGTGACGAGTCACACGACGGTGATCAACAACGTGCCGCCATCGGTTCCGTCTACCCGCGTGGCGTCGACCAGCACCTTGCGTCCAGTATCGCCGCCGGCTGCTGTCGCCAGTGCGCCGAAGGTCGCGCCATCTGTACCGAGTTCGGGGTTTCGTTCCACGTTCTCGATGACGCGCAGCCGTCGCTGATCGCGTAGTCATTCAATTGTGAGGTGATCGCTATGACCAAGTAGATGAGCGCTTTTCCTGAGTCACGGGCGCAAGTGACCGTATCGAGCCCAACCCGTAAAACGAGGGCGCGCTGGCCAGCGGTGTACCTGAATACTGGCCCGGAGAGCATCGACTTACCACCGATCCCGTTAGCGGCCATGAGAGTGCCAAGCCACCGGCCGAGGTAGCGGCGCTGGATACGTCACCAGCACACCAGGGATGGCCTGAGCGGGAGGGTAGGAGGGTCATAGACACCCCCCCCCTGTCTTGGGTCCCTCCTGGGCTCTCCTGCAGCGTGGGCATTGCGCGCCACGCTGCAGCCCCAGCTATGAATTTTGAAAATTGGGTAACAGTTTTTTATGGCCATCGTCAGCCAGGCTACGTTCGCCAAAATCATGGACGTGTCGCGCAAGACCGTCACGACCTGGAAAGCCAAGAATTTACTCGTGATGCAGGGGGATCAGGTCGACGAAACCGCCTCGAAAAAACTGCTCGATAAGTACCGCTCTGCCCCTACCAAATCTGTTACCTCGGCCCGGGCGCCAGTCGCCAAAAAACCGCCGCCGGGTAACAAGTCAGGTAACAAGAATTCTGCCGTGTCGGGTAACAACTCTGACACGGCCAAGCGCACCCGCCAAAAGCCTCCCCCTGAACCGGGCTCGCCCGAGTTTGAAGCCGCCCAGGACATCGTCCAGAACGGCGCGCCGCACACCCTCAACGAGGCCAAGCGGGTCAAGGAAAACTACCTGGCCAAGCTGCGGCAGCTGGAGTTCGAAGAAAAGACCGGCGCCCTGGTCGAGCTGGCCCTGGTTGAGCGGGTGCTGTTCAAAAGTTTCCGCATGCACCGTGACGCCTGGCTCAACTGGCCGGCGAAGGTCGGCCCGCTGATCGCAGCCGAGCTGGACATAGACAGTGACAAGGTGGTCGCCCAGCTCAATGAACACGTTCATAAACAAATCAGCCAGCTCGGCGAGCCGGTCCTCGACTTCGACGAGGACGAAGACTGACCGCTTGCGCGCGGCTATCTCACGTGCCATGCAGCCGCCGCCGCGTATCAGCGTGCCCCAGTGGGCTGATGACTTTCGCAAACTGGCCCGAGAAGCCGGCAGCACCTCCGGTGATTGGGAGACGGCCACCGTCGAGGTGGCGCGCGGCCCGATGCTGGCGGTGACTGAACTGGGCGTGCGCACCATTTCCGTGATGGTGTCCACCCAGTTGCTGAAAACTGCCCTGCTGGAAAACGTTTTTGGCTACTTCGCGCACCTGGACCCCTGCCCGATACTCCTGGTGCAGCCCAAGGAAGATGCCGCCGAGCAGTTTTCCAAGGAGCGCATCAGCCCGCTGATCCGTATCACGCCGGTGCTGCGCGAGATCGTCGGCAGCCGGGGCAAGAGTCGCAACAAAGACGAAACGTTGCTGTTCAAGAAGTTCCCAGGCGGCTTTCTGGCCTTGGTCGGCGCCGGCAGCCCAGACAACCTGGCTCGCCGGCCGATCCGCGTGGTGCTGTTCGACGAGGTCGACAAGTACCCGGTGACCCGCGAAGGCGAGCCGATCCCCATTGCTGAAGAGCGCATGGCCACCTTCGGGGCCAACTCGCTGTCGATTCGTGTGTGCTCGCCGACCGTGAAGGAAGAGAGCCGGATAGAGGACTGCTACATTGATTCCGACCAGCGCCAGGCCTCATTCGCCTGCCCGCATTGCCAGCACCGCCAGTTCCCCACTTTTGAACAGGTGCAGTGGGACAAGGCCGGTGCCACCCACCTGACTCGCACCGCGCGGTTTTACTGCGAAGGCTGTGGCGTAGGCTGGAGCGAAGGTGACCGGCTCAAGGCGTTGAAGACCGTGCGCTGGCACCAGTGCAAGAGTTTCACCTGCTGCGAGCAGACGCTGGATCCGCGCGAGCAGTACCAGCAAGCCTGGCGGGCCAATCCCGACGGGGCGGTCGCGCGCATCTGGACCTGGAGCGCCGGTGACCGGCATGCTGTCTACATGGCACGCTGCCCGACCTGCGGCACGCACCCGGTGAGCAACGAGCATGCGGGTTTTCAGGCCGGTAAGTTGTTCAGCCCCTGGTCGCGCGACAAGCCGGCCGACATGGCGCGCAAGTGGATCGCTGCCCAGGGCAACGAGGAAATGCTGCAGGTCTGGTGGAATACCCAGATGGGCCTGCCCTACCGCAAGCACGCCGGCCGCGAGGTGCGCCTGCAGGCGCTGCTCGATCGCCGCGAGCTGTGGGCCGCCGAACTACCCGACGAGGTCGCCTGTATCACCATTGGCGTCGACGTGCAGGACTATCGCCTGGAAATGGAGGTGGTTGCCTGGGGCCGTGATGAAGAATCCTGGAGCGTCGACTATCACGTCATTGAGGGTGAATTCTCCGACCCGCAGACCCGTAAGGAACTGGACGCCTACCTGCTACGCAAGTGGCACCGCGCCGATGGCCGGCCGTTCGTGGCCAAGGGTGTGTGCATCGACTCCGGAGGCCACCACACCACCGACGTCTACGACTTCTGCAAGGCGCGGATTGGTCGCCGCGTGTGGGCGATCAAGGGTGAATCTGCCACCAGTGGCCAGCGCAACCCGGTCTGGCCGACCAAGAAACCCAACAAGCGCAACAAGGCTACGTATCGCCCGATCATGCTCGGCGTCAACTCGGCCAAGGACACCATTGCCGCGCGCCTGCACAAGGAAAATCCAGGCGCCGGCTTCATGCACTTCCCGACCACCCGCGACATGGGCTATTTCGAGCAACTGACCGCCGAGCGATCGGTGCTCAAGTTCAAGGCGGGCCACAAGTACCGCGTGTGGGAAGTGCGCCCAGGCCGGGCGAACGAGGGCCTGGACTGCCGCGTCTACGCCTACGCCGCCCTGCACGGCCTGTTGCACCACGGCTACCGGCTCAACGCCGAGGCCATAGCCCTGGCCAAGACCATCGGGCCAATCGTAGCCCGCGAGGTGTCGGCCGAGGCGATTGAGTCCGGCGTCACCATCGAACAGCCCGTAACCCCACTACCCCCGAACCCCGAGCCAACGCCGCCGAAAAAGCGCCGCCGTCTCGCGTGACTGGTCACGAATCATTGAGGTTAACCCATGCGCCGTCCCTTCAACCCGGCCACCAGTTTGCTGGCTGGCCGTCCCAAGGCCGCCCTGGAGGCGGATCTGGCCGTGGCCCAACAGGCTTATATCGATCTGCAGAGTGGGGCCAAGGTGATCAACGTCAGCTATGCCCAGGGCAGTGGCAGCCGCGCGGTTACCTACACCCAGGCCAGTATTGCTGACGTGCAGATGCTGATTCGTTCGCTGCAGTTGCAACTGGGTATTGTCCAGCGGGCGCGTCGGCCAATCCGCGTGGTGTTCGGATGAGTAGCGAAGTCCGCATCTTGGGCGTTAACGGTCAGCCGTTATCGCGCCAGGTGCCCGGCCGGGCGAAGATGCTCGCCGGCGGCGAGCGCACAGCGTTTGACGCTGCCGGCACGATTGGCGAGCACGTTGAGGCCTGGAACCCCTGGTTGTGGTCGCCAGACGGCGAGCGCAACCTGCACCGTGACCGCCTCGCGGCGCGTGCCCGTGATCTGGTGCGCAACGATGGCTGGGCGAATGGGGCCATCACCCGCATCCTGGATAACTCGGTGGGTGGCCAGTTCCGGCCGATCTTCAAGCCCGATTACAAGGCCCTTGCCCTGCGTACCGGGATCAAGGCCTTCGACGCAACCTGGGCACATGAATACAGCGAGGTCGTGGCGGCCAACTATCGCACCTGGTCAGACGCTGACGGCTTCTACGCCGATGCCCAGCGGCACAACACCGTCACCCAGCTCATGCGTCTGGCGTTTCATCACAAGCTGGTCGACGGCGACAATCTCGCCCAAGTGCAATGGATTCCCGAGCGGATTTCCCCAGGAAAGGCCCGCTATGGTACGGCCATCCAACTGATCGACCCCGATCGGCTGAGCAACCCCTATTTGCAGTTCGACAACGATGTGATGCGGGGAGGGGTCACGATTGATCGCTACGGCGCGGCCACCGGTTACTACATCCGTGCCGCGCATCAGGGCGACTGGTGGGCGGGTGCCGACAGCCAGCGCTGGGACTGGATCCCCAAGGAAACCGCCTGGGGCCGTCCGATCATCGTTCATGACTTTGACCCCGATCGCGCCGGCCAGCATAAGGGCGGCGCCGGCATCTTCACATCAGTGCTGACGCGCATGCGCATGCTGGCCAAGATGGATGGCGTCGAACTGGATGCCGCCGTGGTCAACGCCATGTTCGGCGCCTATATCGAAAGCCCCTATGACCACCAGCTGGTCGAGGAAGCCATTGGCGATGAAGTTACCGATGACCGCCTGAGTAACTACCAGGATCAGCGCATCGACTTCCATGCCGAACGTAAGACCATGCTCGGCGGCGTGCGTATCCCCACGTTGTTCCCCGGCGAGAAGATCAACGCGGTGGCCTCAACCCGGCCCAACGCCAACTACATGGCGTTTCAGAACGCGTTTCTGCGCAACTTCGCCCAGGCCGCTGGAATATCGCCCCAGCAGCTCTCCGGCAACTGGTCTGACGTCAACTACAGCTCGGCCCGTGCGGCCTCTCTGGAGGCCTACAAGACGATGGGCCGGCGGCACTACGACTTCACCATGCGCACTGCCACCCCACTGGTGGGCGCCTGGCATGAGGAAAGCCGCGCGGTCGACGATTACCCGCTGCCCGCCGGCGCGCCGGTCTACGGGTTGTTTCGCAGCCTCTACAACCGCATGCATTGGATGCGCCCGGCCCGTGGCTGGGTCGACCCGGTGGCCGAGAAACAAGGCGCGATCCTGGGCATGGACGCCGGCCTGTCGACGCTGCAGGCCGAGTGTGCCGAGCAGGATCTGGACTGGATCGAAACCTTGGAACAGCGCAAACGCGAGATCGACAAGCTCGATGAGCTGGGCATTCCGAAACCGCAATGGACCGGCGCGCCTGATCCCAACCAACAGCCGGCCAACCAGGTCGACAAGAAACCCGAGGCCACCTGATGCAGTTTGCCCACCTGGCCCAGCGCCTGTTCAATACACCGATCGCCATCCGCCCGGAAAAGGCCGAAGTGGTGATGGCTGCCTTGGCCGAGCGCCTGGGCATCACCCAGATGATGCACCTGGGCGGTTCGGCGGTGAACGTCAAGCCGCAGATGTACCTGGACGATGACGAGGGTTATGACTACGACAGCCGGGCGAAAACCGACAAGGGCTATGACCTGGTCGGTCCGGTTGCCGTGATTCCAGTGCACGGCACCCTGGTGCAGAAACAGGCCAGTTTGCGGCCGTGGTCCGGCATGACCGGTTACAACGGCATCCGCCAGGCTTTCCTGACCGCTCTGACTGACCCCAAGGTCGAGGCGATCATGCTCGATATCGACTCTGGCGGCGGTGAGGTTGCCGGCTGTTTCGACCTGGTCGACACGATCTATGGCGCCCGTGGCCGTAAGCCGATCTGGTCGATTCTCAACGAGTCGGCCTACTCGGCGGCCTACGCGATCGCCAGTGCGGCCGATCGGGTGATCGTGCCGCGCACGGGTGGTACTGGCTCGATTGGCGTGATCACCCTGCACGTTGACATGAGCAAGGCGCTGAGCAGCGCTGGGCTCAAGGTCACGTTCATCACCTACGGCTCGCAGAAGGCCGACGGCCACCCTGAAATCGAACTGTCGCCCGAGGCCCAGGCCCGTATCCAGGCTGATATCGACACCATGGGCGAGCTGTTTGTCAGCACTGTAGCGCGTAACCGCAAGCTGTCGGCCGCGAAGGTCAAGGCCACCCAGGCTGGCACCTTTCTCGGCCAGCTCGGCGTCGATCAGGGTTTGGCTGACGCGGTGATGGCCCCCGATGCTGCCTTTCGCTCACTGCTCAAGCAGTTGGCATAACTCAACCTGAGAGGTTCCCCCGTGTCCCGTTCTAAAACCTGGTCCCACCTGCTGGGGCTCCCCCGTCGTATCCGCGGTGCGAAATCTGATGATGATGACGCTCCGGTTGTTGATGACTACAACAATGACGATCCGCTCGACGAGCAATACGCCGAGGAAGAGGACGACGATAAAAAGCCTCGAGGCAAGAAGGCCAAGCGGGCTGAAGACGATGACGATAAGCCCGACGCCGAAGACGACGATGCTGACGCCGATGATGATGACGACGACAAAAAGCCCAGCGCCCGGGCTCGCGGCAAGAAAGCCAAGCGTGCCGAGGATGGCGATGACAAGCCTGACGCCGAGGACGACGAGGACGACGATAAAAAGCCCAGCGCTGCGCGTGCGTCTGAGCGCGAGCGCTGCGCGCGCATCATGGCCTACGGCATGAACCACGGCATGGGGCAACAGGCTTTCGCGCTGGCCTTCGACAGCAATATCAGCCGTGCCACGGCCGTCAGCGTGCTCAAGGCCAATAAGGCGTTCGCGCCCAAGCAGGCACCTGCCGCCGGCCAGACATTCGGTCAGGCCATGGCGGGGCTCAACGTCCACCAGGTCGCGCCGGACGGCTCTCGCGAGCGTCCTGCCGGTGTTGATGCCGCTGCGGCCATGATCATCAAGGCCGGCCAGTAACCCCTCCCCCTTTCGCCAGACGGATTCCCTCATGTCCACCATCAGCAGCAACGTCCTGGGCGATAACGCCCAGGTGCCGGGCGTTTACTCGGCCCATTACACCCCCGATCAACTGATCGTCGATTCGCGGACCCTGGTCAGCGAGCCGATTATCCTCGGCGCGGGCACCTACAAACGTGGCGCGGTGCTGGGGCAGCAGACCGCGTACCCGATCACGGCGGCCGCTGGCTCGACCAATACCGGTAATGGCTCCATCGGCGTCCTGAGCACCAATCAGGCCAGCCAGCTTGGCACCTATACGCTGACCGCGATCAGCGCCACCGAGTTTGCCCTGGTCAACCCGTTGGGTATCACCGTGGGTGATGCGACCGTGGGTACGGCCTTTGCCGGCGAAATCGGTTTTACCCTGACTGCCGGCGCTACGGCGTTTGTGGCGGGCGACAGCTTCACCTTGACCGTGTCCGATGCGGTGGGTGTGTTTGTGCTCTGCGTCAAGACCGCGACCGATGGCAGTGCCAGTCCGGTGGCGATCCTGGCCGACGACGTGACCGCTACCAGTTCTGTGACCGCTGGTGCCTATGTCGCCGGTGAGTTCAGCGCCGCATCGCTGACCTATGACTCAGGCTGGAACCCGGCTCTGTTGTTTGCTGGTTTGCGCGCGGTCGGTATCCATGCCAAGGCCTCGCTGACCGCCTCGCCGCCGTCGAACAACTCGGCCCCGTAATACCCCATCCCTGCCCTGCCATTCGGCGGGACTTTTTTTGCGCCCAGCCCGCCCAGTGCGGGCTTTTTTGTGGGCGCGTTTTGGAGCCTTTAATGTCCGACAACCTTCCGAGTCTGGCGTTTACCACTGCGACCCTGATGGCCGTGGTGCCGACGCTCAAGCGCCCGAGCAGCTTTCTGCTCGATCGCTTTTTCCCTGGTGTACAGATGGCCGACAGCGAGTTCGTGGCCATTGACATCATTATCGGCAAGCGTCGCATGGCGCCGTTTGTCAGCCCCCTGGTTGAAGGCAAGCTGGTCCAGCAGCTGGGCACCGACATCCGCCTGTTCAAGCCGCCGTACATCAAGGACAAGCGCGCCCCGGATCTGCGTCGACCGGTCATGCGCCAGGTCGGCGAGCGTATCGGTGGTGGCGCACTCAAAGGCGCCGAGCGCGAGGCGGCCAACCTCAATCTGGAAATGACGGACCAGCTGCAGATGCTTACCCGCCGTATGGAGTGGATGGCGGCCCAGGCGCTGCAATACGGCCAAGTAGTCGTTTCCGGTGAAGGTTTCCCGACCTCGCTCATCGACTTCGGTCGTGACCCGTCACTGACCATTGTCTTGACCGGTGGCAACAAGTGGGGCGTGGCGGCGAATTTCGATGCCGAAGGCCGCGACCCGCTGCCCGAGCGCACCATTGAGCTGGCGGCCCTGCGCATGTTGCGGCTGTCCGGCGCCCAGGCCGCCGACCTGGTGTTTACCCCGTCGTCCTGGGATGCCTTCAAGAACGGCAAGAACATCTATGGGGCGATCAACTTTCCGAAGCTCAATGACTTCGGCAACGCCATCAACCCTGCTACGCAGATCGCCCCGGGTGCTGTCTACAAGGGCCGCTGGGGTCAGTTCGACCTGTGGCTGTACAACGAATGGTTCGTCGATGACGACAACGTTGAGCGCCCGATGCTGGAGGACGGCGCCGTGTTGATGGGTGGTGCTGATCTGGAGGGTGTCCGCGCCTTCGGCCAGATCATGGACCCGCAGCACAGTTACGAGGCGATGGCGTTTGCCCCCAAGACCTGGCTGCGTGAAGACCCGGCCCAACGGATGCTGATGCTGCAGGCCTCGCCGTTGCCAATCCCAACCCGTGTTAACGCCAGTCTGGCGATGACCGTCTGTGACCCTCTGACCGCCCTGGGGGGCTGAAACCATGACTGTTACCAAGAAAGCTGAAGGCAAATCTGTCCGTGCGGTTGTTGCTGCTGGCTGC